ATTTAACTGTTTCTAATTGGTCAATAGCTGTCATTTCTGAAGCAATTTTAGTGCCTTCAGGATAAGCAAATGGGAACGAAACAACCATTGTACTGTAGTCATCTGTACCATCAAAGTTACGTTGGTATTCTACAGGATACCCATGATCACGACATACTTGAACTAAGCTATGGTCTGCAGCAATACGGATACGTCTAATCATATAATGACTATAAGCAGGGTGGCATCCTGAAGTTACGCCTGGTAACAAAGACAATGTACCTGAAGGTTTAACCGTTGTTAGTTTAATAGATTCAGGGAAACCATGCAAAGCAGAGTATTCTTTATCAAAGGCACGTAAGTCTACATAAGCTTCTTTTAACCAAGAACGTTGCTCGTCAGAAGCTTGCAGAACACCAGTAACCCCAATACCCATACGCATGTTCTTGTGAACGATGTCGGCTGTTTCCTGCAAATGACAAGGCAAAGCAAGGCTATGCTTGTTAATACGATATAAAAGTTTACAGATGTCAACGAATTGCTCCTTAGATTCTACGTTAGATAAATAAACTTCTGCTAAACAGCAAGTCTCATAAGCTGCCAAAGACTGCTCAGCACAAGGATTATATCCCATAACATCAGGATCAGGATAGTTAGTGTCACCAAGGCGACCAATCTTCCTACTAAGGCGAAGATTGATGAGTCCGTAAGGCTCTCCTTTTCCTTCGTATCCGTCCCAAAAATATTCATGCAAATCTTTAATATCGTTACACACAACGCTATTATTAGACATTGCCCTCCAAGAAGGAATATTGCCCATATCCCAACGTTTAGCAAGAAGGTATTCGACATCGTCTGCATCTCCAATGGCAATCTGTGCTGATCTTCGTACATTACCTGCTACGACAATTGCACCAATAATGTTCATAATATCTAAGCAATCAATAGGACGTAGCTTTTTACCAGCCCTTTTAGATAAGATAGTACTTACCTTAACTATGCCTTCACAAAGGTCTTCAGGGCCTGATGCAGTGCCTCCAAAGCCCTTAATAACAGCCCCACGACCACGTACAAGAACAGTGCTATAGCTAAACGTGTTGTTTTTATCACTTAGGAACGCTGCCTTAAGCGTTTTGCCCAGTAGCTGTACCCAACCCTCCCTCGAATCAGGGACAATAAAATCCGCATCATTGCTATCCACACGAGTAGGGGCACTAAAATTAATATTGACTTCAGGAAGTTTTTCAACGTTTTTCTTTTGTATGTTATAACCTACGCCTGAGCCTAACATCAATAGGTCCATAGCCCAAGTAAAGGGACGAACAGGCTCATCAATTACAGTAAAGGCACAGTTTTGTAATGAAGCTAATCCTAGCTTGTTTACAGTGTCTGTTCCTAATTGCCAAAGAAAACGGCCTGCTACTGTTCCCTTTAACTCTGTTAAATACTTACGTAAACGGTCTTGTTCTGCTTCTGTAAAATTACAACCTAATTGTTCATTTGTTGCTTTTACTACTCTTTCTACTGTCTGTGGAAACTCTTCTGTTTTACTAGTAATGTCTGCTTCGTCTAAACGACGTGCATAAGTTCTTTTATAGGTGATATAACCTACTGTGCTAAATGGTGTTGTGTACATCTTTATCCTTAGTGTCGTGTATTTTTCTTGTATTTTTCTGCCATCATTGCATCTGCCATTGCATATGAAAAATGTGCAATTACTTCACAATACTCATCTACATTAGTTTCTGGTACTCCTGCTGCAGAGATTGCTCCTGATAATACTGAAGTAGCAAAGAAATCTCTTAAACCAGGAATTTCATCGGTGATAGGAGGACCCATATCATGTAATGCTTTTTTCTTTTCAGTCATCTTCTTCCTTTAGTAGTTGTTCTAGTACATCTGCTTTCTCTTCTATTATATCAGAAAATCTATCACAGATATCCTCAGTAGTTAAACCAAGAATATCTGTAATATCAATCTCATCTAATTGTTTCAGCCGATAGATTATATCAGTTAGTGTCAAACTCATCAATCATCCTTTGAATATACCATACTGCTTTTTTTAAATCTTCAGTGCCGTTCTTATGTTTCCAACGCCATAAATATTTTATAGCGTTACCAGTACACATTGCTTCCATGCCGTCAAGATGTTTAACTACTTCTTTAATAGCATCAATACATTCTATTTCTCCTGCTGTGTAATGACTAGGAGAGTTTACCATATCTTTTTTCTTAACAAGAGGTTTCCAGTTAACTTCTACTTTTTGACCTGCTCCTGATTTGTGTTCTTTACCTGCACCAGGAGGGTAATAAGTATCAGTAGGCCCTGCACTGTAAGCAGGGCTTCCCAATTGACAAGGTACACAAAGAGTATGATATTCTCCATGTAAATGACAATACATTATGCAAGCCCTTTCACTTCTACAGATGCTTTAAGAGACTTTGTTCCTTGACTCCAAGTGCCACAATCTTTGCACTGATAACGCTGATACGTTGAGGTAGTGGTAACTGCCTGTCCACGCTTCTGTAACTTAGTAGAAGAACAAGTTGGACAAACATGCCCATCAGCATACAGATTATAATTAGGATGATGTTTAATCCAAGGAAGAATACGATGGTATACATTTTCAAGCAGAGTGACATCTTGCTTATTATACTTTTCCATAATCTTCCAAGAAGCTACATCGCCTGCCATACACTTAGTCCACAATTCCATACCTGCATGAGCCGTCTTTTTACCTAGTCCTAGACGCTGAGCAACGTAGTCCAATTTGTTAGAAGGAAATTTGAATTGACTTCTCATTACTCGTAACAAGTCTATTTGCTTATACGGAGAAGGGGGAGTAAATCCATACAATAAAAATTCTTTATTTAATGTAGGCATATCAAACTTAGCACCATTGTAATGAACAACAGCGTCTGCTTCATTAATTAAATAATAAATATTTTTTAGCATTACTTTTGGTTTTGAATTATGAACAGAATCAAACATGATTTCTTTTTCGCCTAACCACTTAGCAGCCCAACATAATACTTCAGAAGAATCTATAATATGGTTTGGTGAAATGTTCTGGTCCCACAGGCCCCACACTAAAGCTGTCATAGGGCTTGTCTCAATATCAAGAAGAAGAATCTTCATAGTTTTCCTTGTTTTTTAGCTTTTTTGCTTTTTACTGGGAAATCTTCTTTGTCAGCTTCAGTAGTTAATTTGTTTAACAATCTTTCACGCAATTCTTTTACTTCATCACTAGCATGTTCATTAAGCTCAAACACTTGACAAAAAGTATCCATTAACTTAGAACAGTTTAATTCAATAGCATATTCAATAGCCATGATGTGATTATGCTCTTCATCTTCTGACATCAATTCAGGATGATCGTACATTCTCCAACGTAATGTTTGTACCTGGTCTTTAATGGCCCAAACATTCATAATGGCATTCTCTAAATCAAATCTATTCTTTTTCATTTGCTTTCCTAACTAGTTCTACAAAATGTTCTAAATCTACAATTGCTAATGGTTTACTTCTATTTTGTTTTACTACCACTAACGGCTCTGCATCACCATGCGTCATTGCTTGCTCATAAAACTTATATACTGCTACCTTTGCTAAATTCTTACATTCAATTCCATAAGGAAAGGCTTTTAAACCAGCCTCGGATAGTTGCACGTCTTCGCCTTGCGCCCCCATCGATGTGCTTTTCACGTCTCGTTCCGTCAGCGTCGGAAAAGAGCGAAGTATCGAGTCCCTTACCGTTTGTTGCAACAGTCGGCCTTTTTGCTTTGCTGAACTGGTTTTCATCTTTCCACCCTATCGGAACAGGCTCAACAGGTGTGTCAGGGTTGACTGTACCTTCGAAGACATTCCAGAGAGATTCTTTTTTAGAGAAGTTATTCCAAAGTCCTGCTTCTCTGCCATAAGCTTCGATTTCCCAAGGCAGTTCGAAATAGTCCATTGCATCACTGTCGATGGGTTCACCTTGCCACTGCGTCTGCTCTTCATTTAATTCCTCATGTACATATTGTTTGACATGCACAAATTCATGTGCAAGTGTTTTTAAAATTGCTTTACCTGAAATATAAGGATGTAATTCAATTAAGAATTCCCTAGCTTTGCCTTTACTGTTTCTTTTTTCAACACTAGTATATCCATAAGCATCCAAGTGCTTATTAAACTTAACAGTAACAACAATATGTCTGAGGAGTTTCTTAGGGAATAACTGTTCAGCATAAAACTGAGAAGCTCGTTGAACATATTCGTTAAACCTTTCGTCAGGGTGTCCGTGGTTATTTAGAAGTACAATCATCTTGGGGATTCCCACATTTCATTTGCTGTCCGTCGCAAGTGGAGCAATCTACAGTTTTCAATGACTCTGTCTTCTGCACCATCGTACGCTTCGACACAAGCAGTATACATGTCTGCTGCACTTTCACAACCTGCGAGCCTTTGTTTAGCCTTAACAGGGCCGATGCCCTTGAGACCAATGATGTTATCAACTCTGTCACCTGTAAGTACCTGTAAGTAAAAGTTAAGAAGTGCTTCTGCTTCATTTACTACTGTCATTTCTTTTTTGACAAAGTTCCAATGACTACCATAAAGCTGTAAGAAATCTTTATCAATTGAGGCAATAATACTTTCGTGATTTCTTGCAGTATGCTCTATTGCAATCTCATCATCTGCTTCTTGCCCGATGGAAATTTTAGCATCCCAGGCTGAGACAAGATAGTCTCGAAGAGTTTGCAAATGCTTAGGTTTAGGAGCAGTGCGGTTTCCTTTATATGGTGCAGTTTTTGCAATGTCATATCTAAAGTTTTCTTTACCTGTCAAATAACATTGATAGGTTTCAACATTTTCTAAATCTTCCCACAACATTGATTCAATAAAATAAGCACAACGAGAGATAGCAATTTTTTCATTTTCTTCCTCAGTTGAGCAGGCTATACGATAACAGATAATGTCAGAATCTACCAATACGTGCATCATAAACTTTCTAAATGAGGAGCCGAAGCTCCTCTGTTATTGTTACAGTACGTCGTCCATTAGTTCGTCGTCTTTAGCACCTTTGTACTCAACCAGATTAGTGATTGTAAGTTTCTTCAACGAAGGGCTAACACCTTTTTTACCACGATATTCCCACTCATAAGAAGAGACAATTGCTGTGCATTTACTGCCGTTAGCAATCTTCTTAGAAGCTGGTACTTGCTCACCATCTTGATCAAATGCTTCAATTTTATAATTACTTTTACAAGTAATATAATTACCTTCAGCTTCACGCTTTTCAGGATTATTTAATACTTTGATGCCTAATTCTTTTAAGGCTGCTACTGCTTTGTCTGATAGATTAGACAAGTTAATTGTGTACTGTTCTTTATCCGATGATGGATTAGGAGTCTGTGTACAAGCCCAAAAAATGTCTGCCTGTACTGCGATTGATTTACCTGTACTCATAATGTTGATTCCTCTTAATTTAGTTAAATTTATACTGCATAGCTATTATACCACAACTTAGTGACTACCTGCCCAGTTTTCTGCAACACCATACTCAGCCCCTACTGGACAACGGAACTGTAGTATTTCTCCTGCTTCTTTGGCAGAGTGAACAACCACTTCACCTATTATACTACCATATTGCTTAGGGCACTCTATTTGAACTTCATCGTGGACCCAAGCTACTAGCTTATATGGTATGCCTTTAGTACGCAAGTTTTTTTCTATTTGAACAAGCCATTGTTTTGCAATGATGGCGGCTGCACTTTGTAAAAGCGTGTTAAGCGACGAATGAGCCGACCTGACCGTAAGTGAATAACCGCCAATCCCTGATATCCTTCCTTTTTCAGAAATACGTTCCACTTTGGCTTTAAGCCTTTGGTAAGACGGAACTGCTTTACAGAAGTTATCGATAATTTTGGCCCCTTCTTTTGGAG